GAAAAGTTTTCCCGAAAATTCCCCGGCGGGTTTTTGCTGGTCAGCTTTTACCGGAGTGAGTGAATGCAACAAAGCCTATGGCGAATACGCAACCAAAGACTGTTACAACGGAGCCCATACGTTTTACTCTCATTTTGACGAAAACTCAAACCCCGTGTAGGGGTCTGAGCTTTGATCTTCCTGTTGGAGTGGGATATCAGTCTTCGGGGTTCTCCTCGACCATCTCCTTGATCGCGGCCTCGGCGTCCTCGGCGTTCTTCTGGATGCTGTTGTAGTACGAAGCGGTGGCGACGACGGTGACGGTGGCCAGCACACCGGCGGCGAACGCAGCAGTCATCTTGATGCGTCCGAGCACGGTGGCCTTCTTCTCGTCGTCCATCATGGACGGCTTCATGTTGTTCAGCTTCTGAACGAACTTGGAGGGAGCCTTGGGGGCGGGGGTGGAGTTGGTGTTGGAGGCCTGCTGGGACATGGTGGGTCCAATCGTAGTAGGGGTCTCATTATAGGGCGTGTAAAACTTGCGATCTACGAACGATCACGCTTGACGAGTAACGCTAAAGCGAAGCTCACCAAATAGTCCAGCGTCAGAGAGAAGCCGACCGCATAGACCAGATCCACCAAAAGAACGTACAACCACTCCCACCACGTCACGTAACGCACTTCCTTCATAGAAGAAAACCCAAACCCCATGTAGGGGCGGGCTTGAGATCAGTCGTCCTTCTTGTCGGCGCTCTTGGTTTTCTTCAGCACGACTTCGCTGATCGTCTCGATAGTCTTGATGGCGGCGTAAGCTCCGACCGCAGTGATGGCAACGAACTTCGCGATCTCCTTCGTCTTCTCGGCTGCGAGCTTGACGGTTTCGGGTCGGATGAACGGTTCATCTTGTGCGGTGGAGCCCTTGCTTTTGTCTTCGTGATCGAGGGTGATCTTGAGGGCGCGCTTCTTGTTCTTTCCAATCACGGCAACTCCAGAGGCAGTAGGGTTCTCATTATAAGCCTTGTAAACCTTGCGAAAGCATAAACTCCTTGTAGGGAGTTCAGAGGCTCTTGAGATCAGTGCTTAATGCGGTGCTTGAGCTTGTTGAACTTGTCGACGAGATAGTCGGTTGCGAAGGCTGCGGCGAGGGAGCCACAGCAGGCAGCGATTATCAGGGCGATCATGTTTTCGTTGGACATAACACAGCCTTTCATAGGGGTCTCATTATAAGGCGTGTAAACCTTGCGATACCCGTATGAAAAGCGTAAATCCCTTGTAGGGGATTCAGAGGCTTTGAGATCAGATTCGATCGAGCGTTGCGGTGATGCACTGGTCTTCGTCGATGCAGAGCTCGCCGCCGTTGATCTCAATCAGGAGATTGAGGAGCTTGGCGATGTCGTCGTACGCCTTGAAGTCTTCAGGAGACGCGTTGATGTTGAGGGGGAGATCGGGAGTCCACTGGATTCCGTACTCCTCCTTGAACTTCTTCTGCGCCTCGATGAAGCCGAGGTGTACACGATTGTAGCCGTCAGCAACCTTCTCTTCGAGAATGAGGTGGAGGGGCGAGCCGTACAACGAGTAAGTGTGCTGCATCGTAATGCCTTTCGTAGGGGTCTCATTATAAGGCATGTATTTCATGCGATTCCGAACAAGGCAAAGCATAAGCCCCATGTAGGGGCCCAGAGGCTCTTGAGATCAGATCGAACGGGAGAGCTCGCACTCGTAGTTGCCGAATCGGCGATAGCTCACCACGACCCTGTAGCGCCCAGCCGCATCGAGGTGTCCGGCACGAGCCAGTTTGACGAGGACTCCGATCCAGAAGAACCGCATCCAGTCGAGGAGGTGGGTCTTCTTGGTGAAGAGTCTGTCGATCTGGTCAGTGGGGAACGTCTTGATGGTGACAGTGGGGGCTACGGGTCGGTGCAGGCTGAAGTCGAAAACGTACTTTCGCATGGGCTTACCTTTCGTAGGGGTCTCATTATAGGGCGTGTAAACCTTGCGAGACTCTGTACGTTTCACTCTCATTTTGAAGACAAAGCATAAGCCCCATGTAGGGGCCCAGAGGCTTCAGTTGTTAAGGACGAGGCTTTCCGTTCTGGGGGTTAGTGATGATGCGGTAGAACTCGTAGTCGAACTTCATGGTCTCGATGCCGCCGGGCTTGAAGTAGTCTCCACGGGCGGCACGAACAATGACGTACTCTCGCGCGCTGTTGACCGTTTCGGTTTCAGCGAGCTTCTTGATACGTCCCTTGAGCATGTCGATCTCGTAGACGATGTGCACGGTGGCAGCGAGGTAGAAGTTCACGCTTCCGACGATCTTCCGGAGCATACAGATCCTTCCATAGGGGTCTCATTATAGGGCCTGTAAACCCTGCGAGCCCTGGAAGGCAAAAAACGAGCGGCGTGTAAACCTTGTTAGGGTCTACACGCCGTCCGCTTGTGGTCCTTCGGGTGAAGCTTGTTAGCTGATAAGCCTCTTGCCGACCATGTTGAACGCCTTCGAGGTGATGACGTGCACGTGCTCGTAGTGGAGGATCATGAGGATGCCGACGAGGTTCGACGCGGCGCCAACCAGAACATCGGAGCTCACGCCACTCTTGGAGTCAATCTCCTTGAGGGGGTAGAGCTTCTTGATCTGGTTGGACACCTGGTCGTACTGGTCGCCGTGAACATCTTCGATGGTGCTCAGCACTGCGAACAGGCGTGCGATCTCCTTTTCGAGGTCGCTCGGTTCAGCGGTGGGCTTGAGGTTCTTCAGTTTCAACAAAGCAGTTCCTTCCGTAGGGGTCTCATTCTAAGGCATGTAAAACATGCGACCCCTGTGGAACTATGGCCTCACGATCGGGTTCTCGCCCGTGTCCGAGATCTTGAAGGTCGCTTCCTTCATCGACAGAATATCCTCTGGATCGCCGTCGATCACCAGAGATGCGACCCTCTTGTCTCCGACGTCCTGGACCTGGATCTCACCGGCGTACTGTTCACCGCTGGCGTAATATGACTTCTTGGAGATCTGCACGAGCACACCGACGAATGTGTTCAGCGCCGTAATGGACGCGACCACCTTCTCGGGCTCCGGGAAGTTCCAGAGTTGAGCCAACGCGAAATACAGCGTGGCTAGTGCAGGCAGGATGATCGTTGCCGACTTCTTCATGACGCTGTACGTGCTGTCACCCAGAAGGGGTGTCGGCTTCTTCGCGTGTGACGACTCGGACATTCCTGCTCCATCCCTCGGTGTCCCGGTTACGGGATATCTCGGCGTATCTGCTGTGAGAACTGAACGGCAGACGAGATACTTCGGCCATGATCCGCTCGGCCGTGCCGTTACCGCCAAGCGACTTGTAGGGCTTGAAGAAGTACTTGTCGAGCTCGTCGAATTCTTCCTTGGTTACGTACCCTCGTTCGATGTAGGCCATACCGTGTGTGGTGATCGTCTCGCGGGCCATACCCATCATGAGACTAGTTGTCGCCACACGTCTTGTGTCTCTGCTCCGAAGGAAGGACCACATGCCGGTTGACCCCATCGCGGATCCGAAAATGGTCATGATCACCCGGATCCAAACCTCGTCCATATAACGCACCCTCCCCTAGAAAATCTACGTTGTTCGCTTCCAGACACCTACATTCTTGACCCACGGCTCGGCAATCTTCCATACGCCGCCGACTTTCACGTAGGGAACTGCAAGCTTCCATTCCGCACCTACTTTTATGTAGGCCCCAGCAATGGTTCGAATGCTGGCCGCTCCAGACCATGCGCTCCATCCGACAGAGCTTTTGGCCCTGGTTCGGAAGTAGTACACAGTTCCCGGCGTAAGACCGGTCACCACTTGAGGCGAGACGGCAGCAACAGATGTCGTCGGATTGCCCGTCGAACTGGTGCTGTACCCGATCTCGTACCCGGTGACCGTAGAACCGCCGTTACTGCTCGGAGCACTCCAAGCGGTGTCGACGCTCGTCATCTTGACGCTGGACAGAAGCGGGATACTTGGGGAACCTGGAACGTTGAGCGTTGTGGCGGTCGCTCTACCGGACCACGCGCTCCAACCTTCGGAGTTATGCGTCCGAGCCCAGAAGTAGTAAACCGTTCCCGACGACAGACCTGAGATGGTCGTCGACTTGTCGGAGCTTACGACTTGCTGTGGTACAGACGAATTGGTGCCGTAACCGATCTGCCGTGAGTCAATAGCATCGCCACCATTAGAGCCGTCCGAGAACGTTACGTATGCGGACGACGCTGTGATGCTGGATATGACGGGCGTAGTCGGCTTGGCCGGTACGGTATCCCGCTTGATGGCCTGACTGAATGATGTCGGACCACCGATACCTGAGGCACTTGAGCCGTCGGTGAGCCGGAAGGTGACCGTCTGAGAGTCGTCGATCCGTACTTCCCCAACCTTGTACCAGTCGGCACCTTGGGGGTAGTTGATCGTCTTAGAGGTCGTCTTTCCGTTTGCCGTCCAGTTGAACGGCATTCCGTTCCACCAGTCAGACGAATATCCGGCCTTGAACCAGAACTCGACATCAGTCCCGGTGTCCCGGATCATCATCTTGCCATTGACGCCGGTGGTTTTCGTGTAATCGGTCACGGCACCACCTAACTGATGATCTTGAAGTAGATGTCTCCATCGGAGCCGCTTGCCGGTGCAGGATCAGTTGTTCCTGTGGTGACACCAGCAGCGGTACGGTACCCGGACTTGCCCGTCGGGATGAGAGATTTCAGGGCGGCGATGTAGTCCCGGGTGCGATTGATCTCGCGCGCTCCCCAGCGAACCCGGCCTTCTTCGCCTGTCTCAGGTACCAGAACATAACCGGCGGCAGTCGCCTGATCTCCGACAGCCATGTCAAACCTCCCTTGCAAATATCACGGTTGAGTAGCCCACTCTTCCGTGGTGAGTTCGGACCAGACCTTGTTGTTGAGCCAGGAAAGCCACGACCCAGTGTTGATGAAGGTGTTGAGAGACAGGGTTGGATAGGCCCGTTCTCCCTCACGGTCAGACACGAAGATCTGTTCCGTTACCCGCATGTTGTTGGTGACGCCGCTCACATTCCGCATCTCGACCACATCGCCGAGATCATAGTGAATTCCGTACTTGAACTGGCTGAACTGACTGATCTCTCCGTCAAATGCCTGGTAGGTACGGTACTTGGCGAGCTCCTCATTCCCACGCTGAACCAGCGCAGAAGCGACATCCGGATTCTCATCCGTAATATCGTTCGCATTGACCATGAGGACGCGGCGTTCGAAACCTTCGACTTCGGGGTCCACATCCAGTCCGTAGACCATCTGGAACCCCGCCGGGGAAAATACGTACGCTACGTTCTTGGCTTTGTCGATGCTCGTGAGCTCTTTGGTGTTCTGCAAATTGTCCAGCTCCGGAGTGAAGATGACCGGAGGCAGAACGGTCTGCGCGGTGGTTCGGTTGCTGCCGGTGTAGATGTCGAAATATAGCTGCGACGTGTCATAGTTCCGCAGCATCCTGAACCCGAGGTTCCATACGTCACCGATGTTCTTGATGGCGTCGTACACGGTTGTCGGGTCCAGGTCCACCGTGATCGGGTCGACCGGTTCCGCGATGGTGCTGACGGGCAGGAAGGTTCCTTCGACGATGAACGGAATCACGTCGTTTGGGTCCAGCACGCCCGTCACACAAATATCGTGGAAGATCTTGCGGGCGACAGTGGCCGGAGGATTGGTGATCGTCCACTTGGGCGCGGTTGTCAAGTCGGAAAGTGACTCCTTGGCAACCCGATCGAGGAGGATAGCTTCGATAGAGCGCCCCTTGATCGTCAACATCCTCCGGTTTTCACTGTCGTCCGCGTCTTCGATGGACTCGATCCGCATGACACGGTGAGACTCGTTCATAGCCAGCCACGTGTCAGCCTTGAGAAGGCTGCGGGTCGAGTTTGTCGAAGCAATATCGAGCTGGAAGTCACCGAACTCCTGGAACCTCTCGGTCCAGATGAGAGATTCGAATTGATCGATGACATTCTCTCGACGGAGCAGGGGGTCAAGTGTGTACAGCTCCACTACAGACCCCCGTACTTATTGATGTACTCGACCGTCCATGGCGATCCTCCCACTACGGTCGAATATAGCTTCAGTTGGTTGTCTCCCGGCTCCAGCTCGATCCAGTTGGACTGGGGCGAGATTCCGTACAGGGCCGAACTCGATGACCCGGCTCGGGTCAGGGTTGCCCCCTTGGAGCCGAAGACAGTACTGATGACCAGTACGTCGCCGATCTCCAAGGGGACGTTGTCGAATTCGAGCGTCCGTATTTCATCGTTCGGGAGAGTGTGGTACAGCGTGAAATCAGGGATGGCGTTGACGATGGGGCCGAGAGTGATCTTGACCCCTACTTCAACCGTCCCGTCATACGTGACCACCTTGGGGGCGGCGTCCGAAGTAGACATCCCGGTCGCCACTACCGGAGTCGGATCGTAGAAATCCGGCTCGAAGCAGATGATCGAAATATCCACTGCGGGCTCCTGCGAGAAGTGAGCGGTCTCGCAGGATTCCACCCGCCCCACGATGTCGACGTCCAGACCGTCCTCCAGGATGAAGGTAAGTCTGACCTCCGACTCGGTCATGAAGAACCGGTAGAGCTTCTTCCTCAGGTCCCGGACGGTGTCACCAATATCCGAGTTGGGATCGAGCTCTATGTTGAACTTGATGTTCCGGGTCTCACGCCTGCTGGACTGGTACTGTTCCCCGTCCGATCCGGCGCGGCTCGACGAGACGAGCGTTGCCTTGACGGGGTCCAGTCCCTCGATATTGGCGACTCGAAAACCTGATGAGTCGTCCTCCAAAGGAAGGCTGAGCAGTTCGCCCTGACGCGACCTGGCCTCAACTATCGAAATCATGATGTCGTCAGAGCTCCCTTCGCTACAGACAGTTGGTTCTTGGTCTGACGGTAGATCTCAGCCGAAGAAAGTGCCTTCGGAGAGGTGTTTGTCTGGTTGAACGTGACCGACGAGGTGGGCAGTTGTTCGGTGCCCTGAGACAACGCAGCCTGATTCTTGGCGTACCCCGCAGCGACATACCTTGCCTTGGCGTATGCGGAATCGATCGCGATCTGCTTGGTGGAGAGCATCCCTCCGATGGCTCCGGCATCCTTCTTGACGCTGGACAGGTCCAGGACAGGAGTGATGACCGGCTGGATGTCGACGTCGTGGGTAACCAGATCGGAGAATCCCGAAAGGGACTTCCGAAGAGACTCCACGGCAGCCGTTCCAGTGCTTTCAGCGGCCTTCTCG